GCTTTCATTAGTGGTAGCTCTAGTGGCTAACGTTGCTAGGTCGCTTTCATTAGTGCTAACTCTAGTGTCTAATGCTGATATATTAGTTCTGTTAGTGTTAACTCTAGTATCTAGCTCTGATATATCAGTTTCATTAACAGTAACTCTGTCACTTAGGGTGCTCAGTTCAGATGCAGTAGCGTAATAAGTAGCACTTTTACCTGCAAATAGGTCAGTGTCCCCAGCAGTAACAGTCGCCCAGTTGATGTTGTCGGTTGAAGTTTCTAGGTTGACCCCATTTAGCCTTAGATAGCTGACTGTCTTATCTAATGAGGTAAGGACAACCGTACCCCCACCCTCAAGCTCCTGGATATCATCATAATTTGCGTTCACCCCTGCTTTTAAGACTGCAACAACTTTATTAAAGTCTACATCTTCAAAAACAATACCGTTAGTGAACATTGAATCATCTAGTGTTGAATCTGGTATTCTATCTGTCATAATTATTCCTTAACCTTTCCAAGCTTATAAGTATAACCTATAGCTAAAATAGTAAATGCACAATTTTCTTCAGTCCTAACTTTCACACTTATGTTGTTAGTCTTAGATGTCAAACGGAGTTTCTTTACAACATCATCTAAAACCCCGAAAGTAGTTTCTCCTATGATGGACTTCCCAAAAAGAACAGGTGCTCCATCTAGTCGTGTAATAGGTGTTTCAATAGCATTGTATACTAATGACCCATCAGAGTTTTTACTAACATACCTCATATACGTATCATTTACTAAATTACCATTAGCGTACAACTCAACATATATATCTTGTGCTACATCCCCACCTGATACTTTAAGTATAACATTTTTGACTTTCTTTTGGTGTAGAGGATAGCCCATGTTAGTGGATACAGTTTTAAAGGTTGAACTATAATCTAACCCACAATCATTGTAGTCGTGACCTAGCTTTAAAAAAGCTTCATTTGATACACAATAATACTGTCCTTTACTGTCTAAGATATGTCCTATCTTGAACTTGTAGCCCCACTCATCACGTGGAAACATATCAAAGGAGTATGTCTTAGCACTAGGGTAATATTTAATAATATCAGGCAACTCTAAGGTTACATTGTTGTACTGAAAAGTGTTTGTGGTATCATCTTGATTTGTTAGCAAGTAGTAGACATCATCATAAACAAAAGCCTCACTATACTCAGTTAGTTCCTTAGAATAAGGACTAATATTTGAGTCTATATCTTCAATATTTTCTAAATCAATTAAGAATTTGTCAGAAGTTAAAGCTTTAAGCCCTATAGTAGATACAAAAAGCATTTTAGAACCTACCACCTTTACTGATTCAGGTGCTAAGCACCCCACAACTTCATTTACGGTTGATATCGCAAAGTCTGAACCCCCGAAAGTTCCTGTCATTTTGAATATTTTTTCTTTAGTGAATATTATATAACTAGACCTAAAGTATTTTATTTTCACAAGCTCATCTGAATCACTTAATGAAAGGCTAACATAATTGTAATTAGGTATATAAGTGTAGTTATCTATATCAGAGAACCATATAGTATTACCATGGTATAAGACTAATCGGGAATAAGCTTCTAAAATTCCATAATGACTAACATCTAGGTTAGTTATCTCTTTAGCATTAGAATCAGGCTCACCCCACGTATAATAATCATAGTAGGGTTCATACTCATCTTGAGGGTCTGTAGTTGAGTTCATTTTAATTTTAAACTCTACATCTCCTGTATGTTGAGAGGTAAACACTACATCATAAGTGCTTATAGCATCTGTACTCAAACTTGAATTATATGTAGTTGTATACTTAACATCATCATCATTGACGCCCTCAACAGAAATAGTAATATCAAAGCCATTACCTATATTACCTGTTGTTAGGACATTTAATTGAAACTCCTGACCTGGAGTGACAGGTATTGTTGATAAAGGTTTATTTTCATCTATAGTAAGAAATGCCCCTTGAATACTTTTTGATGTAATACCTTTAGTACTTGCCCATCTCAAAGGGTTTTTAGCTAAAACATTAAAACCTATCTTTCTGATATCTAAAGCAGTAGGTTCATACACATCAAAATCATCATCATCTGATTCATAACAAGTTATCAGTTTTTCTTCCACTTTATCAAAGGCAAACATACCATTGTTACTACAAGTGAAATAAGTCCTATCATAAGTGTTGACTGTATCAACGTTCTGTTTAAATACACCATATTTCTTATAAGATGTTGGTAAAAATACTGACCCACCACTAATATCGTAAAAATCGTAACCACTATCATCTTCAGGATGTTCATCATCAATAGGGTAAATTGTAACTTCCCTAGCCATTTGAGTAACATAGAAAGAATCTCCCACATTGTAATCAGCATCATGGGCTTTGATAAGAGGGTAGTAAGTACTGTCTATTTCATTTCCATTGTAGCTAGTCTTAGCATTTCCGAACAAGAAGAATATTTTAAATTTCTTTTCTTCAAACAGCTTTCTTCTAATATCAACAAAGTTAGGTTCATTACTTTCTAGTAGTTGATCGTATATGTAATCTTCTTGATAGTAGCAATATGAGTATAACATTGCTTGTATGTCACTCCCAGAATTACTTCTGTCTAGATGTGGGTAAGTGCGTACCCCATTTAAGAACATACTAATACGGTCTGCACTATAGCCATAATATTTAGGGTCAGTCCCAGCTTTATAATCATAACTATGATGCCCTTTAAGTCCCCAACCTTTGCGTTTGGACAAAGCACCTTTGAGGCTAAGGTCATAATTAACCAGTTCTCTGAACTGAGAGTCTATAGCAACATCATCTGCATCACTAACATTAATCCCACCTGATAGGTCATTAGCTAGCCAGACAAGTTTAGATTCAGGGTTACCCCTGTTTATTTGAGATACACCCACTACCACTCACCCCCATCAGAGTTGGCGAACCAACCAGGGTTAGGAATAGCACCAGAAGTATCCATAACATAAGCACCACCTATACCATCAGTATTATAAGTTCCATCCCCATTATCACTACCTTGATATTCTTCAGGCACAGCTGTGCTTACTGAGATTCTTAGGGCTTCTAGGGCATAATCGAAAGCATTTTTGTAAAATTGAGCTTCTGTCAATGATGTGTCATTCATCTTTACCCCATAGTTCAAGTAGGGTAAAAACAGTCTTATTTGCCATGAATCGTTCAATGCACTGTAGCTTGAGGTTAAGTCTACAAAAGGCAGATGTAAGTTAAGTTCTGTATTGATTATAGCTATAGCTTCATCTATGTATGATTGAGCCATACTTACAGAAACTTGTTCATCTGTGAAGTTATCACTTCGTGTCATTAATTCAGTGATTATCATAATTTTGTACCTCGTTTCTTCGTTAATTATAACACAAAAAAAGGAGAGTTTCAAACTCCCCCTTTATTAATTTTCACCTATTTTAGTACTATGCTCTGTAGGTGTGCAAGACATCATCACTCGGTTTATCTTATCTTGTAAATGAGTGACAAAGAAGTCAGGGAATGTTTCCACCCTGTCATCAAAAATCAACACAACCATAAAGTTGTTATAGTTAAAGGTGTATTTCTTTCCTAAATAAAGTGCATAAGCTTTAGATAGTTTAAATTTCACCTTAGGAGCTGAATCCCAGCGTTCCTTAAATTTCTTAGTTGAGTTCTTCACGTACTCATTAGCTGCGATTCTTCGTGCATTAGCCTCATCTTTAGCAGATTTAGGTTGTTGCATGATTTTACTCTCAAACGCATCAATAAACTTATCAAACTTATCTTCTGTTTTTATTTCTTCTTTTACTTCTTCTTTCACTTCTTCTTTCACTTCTTTAGCGTTGATGACTTTCTCAGCCTCATCTGCTAATAGACCATCTAGTCCAGTTTTTGTAGCTCTAGCCATTTTATTACCCCCTCTATTTATACTAAGCTTGAGATGCTGCTGCACCTAAAGTATCAGTTGTGTAACTTGCATCATCATATGCAGATGCTGAGTACACTAATGTAATTGCTAATGGGTCGATAACCTTAGCACCAATCCAATGTTTGTATCCTAAAGTAGCTGTTTGACCTAACGGGTCATTCTTATCAGCTTCAAATCCTGTTTCTTTCCATTCAAGATTACCAAATTTAAGTACTGCATAAGGGTCTTGACCTAAGAATACAGATGTGTATACATTTACACCTTCAGAGTTTACTTTTTTAGGACAAACTAGTGTTTCTTGGTAGAATGTACCATACACTTGGTATGAATTTAATGTACCGTTTTTCATTGGTGAATTTTCGTTACCTGGAACTAAGATATTATCTAACAATGTAGCATCATCTAATAAATCTTGCATAACATTAACATGAACAACCCCTACGAACTTACCACCATATTTAGCGTGACCTTTTCTAAAGGCATTTCTCATTGTTAATACAGCTAATCTACCCTCAGCTAAAGTTAAAGTATCAGTTGCAGTAATCTCATCATCAGAAACTCTACCATTTACCCAACGTTCAGAAGCATCTGCAAAAGAGTTAATTGTCACTAATTCTTTTTCTTCAGCAGCAATTGCAGCTAATTCAGGTTGGTAAGTTTTCTTAACATCATCAAATCCTACAGCATCTACTACATCTGTTTCAATAATGTAGTTACCATATTGATTAACTGAGGCTTGAACTTTTTGAAATTCTACTTTTAAAGCAGTAGGTTTTTGACCTTCAACTAATGGAGTTAAATCCCCTGTAGCTGAAATAGGTAATCTATTAGGTCTTTTGAATGAATAAGTTGTTGTACCTTGTTTACGAGGTAAGCTAACTTGTTTCCCTAAGCTTGTGAACACAAAGTTTCTTTGTTCAATTCTAATAATTGCTTCTAATTTTTTCGCCCAATATTCAGTACGTTTGACACCGTTCTTTTGGACAGTTGCTAAATTATTAATTACATCTGGCATTTAAAATTTCCCCCCTGAGGTTATTTGTAACCTCTTTCTCTCATATATTCTTCCATCTCTTGTTTTATCAACTCATCTTCAAGCTCATCTATAGTTTTTGAGTTTTGTGGTTCTGAGTTAATAGGATCGCTATCTAAATCTTTAAATTTAGATTCTCTCTCAAGTCTTTCTTGCTCTTTTTTACTAACGATAGTTCCTACTAGAGCCCCTTTTAAAATTAAGCCTGGGTTAGGCAGGTTAATTAGTTGCTCTAGGGTATAGCCCTCTTTACCTAAGCCATTAAGCAAATTATCTCTTTCATTATCAGTGAGATTGTATTCTTTAACTATGTTCTGTAAAGTGCTATCAAAGGTAATAAATCGTAATTGATTTTCTTTTTCTTGAATGGCACGCTCTCTTTGAGTTAAGACTTCTTCCTTACCCTTAACCTCTTGTTCTTTTCTTATTTGTTGAACATATTGCTCAGGTGTTAAGTTTGAGGCTTCGGCTTCTCTTTCTAAAAGCTTGTCATCAAGCATTTTTAGGTAACCATCAACATCATTCCCGAATCCTGCTTGTTTAGCTAATCGTTTATTTCTTGCTCTCTCAGCTTTGAATTTTTGTTCGATTTCTTTTTTAGCTTCACGTAAAGCAACTAAATCTTTTTTAGGAACTTTAGCAAGTTGAGGTGTTTCTGGCTGTGGTTTTTCTGGTGCACTCTCTTCTTCGGATTTTTCATCTTCTGTAGGAGTATCTTCAGTGTTGTCTCGTGATTCTTCTTGTGTTTCTTGAGCTTTGTCTTCTGATTCATCACCTGTGGAAACTTCAGGTACTTCAAGTTCTTCAGGCGCTTCAGATTCTTCTGCAGCAAAATCTGTATCAAAAGATGCTTCTAGCTCTTCGATTGATTCATAGTCTTTATCCATTTGTTAAATTCCTCCATAATACACCTGGCTATTAGTAGCGACCAGTCCACTTATATAGTTATTATAGCACTTGTACGTTATTTTGTAAAGTAAATAAAAAAATACCCAGAATTAACTGGGTACTTAGACAAGGAGGTAAAAAACAACCTAAAAGACCAACCAAGTCAACATATTGCTCATTTGTTTACCCTTAGATAATAGCATATTTTTGTTGATTAGTCAAATTTATTTTTGGATTCCTAAATCACTAGGTTTCATATCTTTCACTTTAGCTTGAGCTGCTTGAATTGCCTCTTCAGACAACCCCATTGCTTGAGCTTCTTGATTAGATTGTTGGATTTGAGCCTCCATTTGAGCTTTCATCTGCTCTGCATATTGCATAATTTGATCTAGCGTTGGCATCTTATCTTCGTTTTGAAGTACTTCAACCTTAGCTTGTGTGACTAAAGAGCTAGGTATTTCATATTTAGTTGCTATAGCGTCAATTTCAGATATTAACTCCACCTTAGATTGAGCATTTTGACTAGAAATTCTATGATAACGTTCTCTTAATTCATCCATATTTCTTAGTGATGTAGTGTTTAACACATCTAAGAATGTTAGCAATTTAACAGGAGTATCGTATTGATTTTGCATTTGGAATAAATCTTTAATAGTTTTTTGCTCTGTTATCTTGGCATATTTAGTTCTAGGTGACAAGTCTATAAAGAATGACCAGTTTAAGTTAGAAACACTTTCAGGCAAGCTTCTTCTATTCCATGTCACTTTACCTGTAGTTGGCTCTGTTTTTCTAGTTTGAATATTATCATCACCAGCAAACACATAACTTAAGTAGGAAACTAAGATTCTTGTTATCTGTTCTACATAGTCACTTACATTTTGTAAAATGATATTTTCAATTACTTTAGCCCTCTCAACAGCAATTTGAGAACCACCCTCAGTGTTACCTGAAGTACCTAAACTACCTGTGAATGAACCACTTATACCTGCTATGATGTTGATATCGTGGATATATTGATTTCTGATTTCCATTAAGGAACTGTCTATAACTCTAGTTAAGGCAGATGCCATGGCTTCATTAGGGTTACCATTAGAATGATAAACTACTCCAGGAGCTCCTATTGTCTTAGCTACAGCTACAGGGTTGATACCACTTGATTTACTAACGATAACGCTAGGGCTAGAGTAAGCTAAGGCAGTGTTAGTAATCGCACTCTCGATTGAGTTAATAGCTTTCTGTAGAGGTTTTAATTGGTCCATTAAAGATAAACCATAAGCACTTTGTTCTACAGATTGCCACAACAACTGTGCAATAGGAAATCTTGTTAAACCTTTAATCTCTTTTTCTTCAACTAAGAATCCACCCACTAGGGTTCTTCTCATTATCTTAGTCTTTCTGTTAGAGTACATTTTTTCGTACATTATTAGCTTAGTAACTACATCATCTTGTGCAGTTGTGTAATCATTTCCTACATAAATTTCACCACGTTCTTTAGGTGAATCATTATAAGATAAGACTACATCATCACCTTTTAACTCAGGGTAGGTATTCAAAGCTTGCTTCTTTGACATTCTTGAGGTTATGAAAATGTAATCGCAAGTATCAAAATTTCTAGCTTTAGGGTCTAACCATACACTAGCAGTATCTAAGAGATAGGCTTTAAATGAACCCTTACGTTTATTACCGTTACCCCCGACAACATCATTAGCATCAGCTACAATATGGCAGTAGGCTTCCCTAGACACAGCAGCTTTTTCAATACTTTTATTAATGATATCATCTATATTCATTTCTTCCCAATAGTCTAAATATAATGAGGATACACTCTCTACAGCCTCTGTATCTTCGGGAGAGTAGGCTTGAAGTTCCCCGACATAATCATTAGCATTCAGAGAAGCTACCCTTGTTTGAATTGCAACAGTACTGTGGGGTACATTCATATCTATAACCCAGGGTTTATCATCTACATATTTTGGCAGCTTGTATTGGTCACCTTGATAAAAAGCTACATTTTCGGCAATATCATCTTGCCTTGTCTGAACAAAACTCTGTGCTTGTTTAAACATTGCCTCATATTTAGCACCTTTTTCCATTTTGCTAGCATTTTCTTGTACGATTTTTAGTTCATCTTTCTTATTGCGTTTGTTTGTTGTCATGCTTTACCCCC